ACGGGCTTACAACTACTGTTGATCAATTGATTTTAAAGGATCAAGAGGGAAACCCCGTCTTTGATGAAAATGAAGATATTCAGCTAATTGACCCTGATAAAAAACGAACGATTGTTAAAATATCAAGAGAGCGAAACCTTACCCCCTATGGTTTCTTAAAGAATCCTCAAAAAGAATATCTAAGCGTTGGTTATTTCCACATATTGGGCGCTTATGCTAATACGATTAATGCGACGACTAATCAGCTCACCGATGCTGGAACATTGGCAAATTTGCCTACAGGTTGGCTTGCTAAGAACTTCAGGAAAAGAATGGGTGAGTATAGCCTAAAACCGGGTTCGCTTAATCAGACTAACCTAAGCCCGCAAGACTTAAAGTCTGGTATATTAATGAATACCTTCGGAGGCCCATCACCGGCCCTCATGCAGCTAAACGATAGCGTCAAAGCAGATGCGCAAAGGCTTTCATCAACGACAGATTTAGGCTCCGTTCTTGGCTCTAATACGCCAGCGGCTACTACTTTAAGTTTAGTGCATGAGCAACAGCAATCAGTCGGTGCAATTATTCTTAGAATTTGGCGGGCCATGACTAGAGAGTTTGCTATTTTATACCGGCTTAACTCTAAGTACATGGACCCTGAATTGTATGCCAACCTGGTTGATGACAAAGAAGCTGACCCTTTTGCTGATTTTAATACTCAGGATATGGACATAGTGCCGTCTGCTAACTCTCGCAATAGCAGCAAAATACAGAGAATTCAAAAGGCCGAGGCCGAGTTAGGCACCTTTGATCGAGTGCAGCAAACAGGCGGAAATACTCAAGAGGTTGTCAAGTCTTATTATCAAGCCATTGGCAGCGAAAACATTGATAAAATTTATCCAGAACTTACTGAAGATCAAGCAGCCCAAGCATCTGAAGACCAGAAGCGTCAGAAGCAATTGGCGGAAATGCAGATTATTGTACCGTTAGAGGCGCAAGCAGCGTTAGGTCGGGCTGAAGAACTGAAAGCTAAAACAAAATTTTTAGAGACTCAAATCAAAGCCGCGCAAATTGAGGCCGAGACAGGTCTGACAGTAGCTAAGATTGCCACTGAAGAAGCAAAAACACAGCTTACTATAGAGCAAGCTGAGACAGAGAGTACCAAGAATGCGACCAATATAGTGGGCGCTGAGTTGAACATAGCGAAGGCTAATCGCGAGGCAGCGTTAGCAGACATTGACAGAGGTCAAGCAAATGCAGCAGGAAACCAAGCCGGAAATAACCCCAGACCAGCTTGAGGATTGGCTTAGCCATCCCGTCACAACCTTCTTTCGAAGACATTTAGAAGAAGTCAAAAAGGAACTCAGCGAAGAGCCTAGATATACGCCCGGCTTTCACGTCACGTCTGATATGTGCGCCCTGCATAATGCTTATATAGACGGCACTCTTCAAGGGCTTGAAGAACTTAATAACTTTAAAACGGAGATGCTAGAAGATGGCGAAGAAGATAATCAAGCCTAAAGGCTTGCAATTGCTGGTTAAATTAATTGATGTCGATGAGAAATCAGACGGCGGTATTATATTAGGCACCAGCACGGAGCTTGAGCGAGAACAAGCGGGTCAATTTATTGGAGAGGTTGAAGATATTTCACCTTTTGCTTTTTCAGATTGGGAAGACTTGGGCGATACGTTAGAAGATAGATGTGAAAACTATGGTGTTCATATTGGCTCGACGGTCATCTTTCAGCGATACGATGGTGTTGCACCCCCTATACCAGAGTTTAAAAACCACCGGCTAATTCCTAGCCACTGTATAATTGGAGTATTGGAGAACTGATATGAGTGATCAACAACAGCAACTTGGCGGGTCAGACGGAAACCCAATCATTAGTGACGATGGGCTAGGCGATACGGGTAATATCGATCACGAAACCATCAATGATGGGGGGCAAGGCGGTCAAGATGACGGTCAAATCAATGATGAACTAGCCGCTGAGCATTTAGCCCTTGAAGATCAAGCTAGGTCGCAGGGATGGGTGCCCAAAGAAGAATTTAAAGGCCACCCAGACGACCATAAAACCGCGCGTCATTATATTGAATGGGGAGAAATGCAAGCCAATAACCGTTCAATGAAAAGTCAAATGAACACACTAAGAAAAAGTCACGAAGATGAGATTGTAAACTTAAATATCATCAATAAGGCTAATACTGATCGACAGATTCAAGAGGTTCAAGTTAAGTTAAATACAGCTATTGAAGATGGCGAGACAGATACCGCTAATGCGTTGGTTAAACAACATGCAGATTTAGTTACCCAGAAAAACAATCTTGAAAATGCTGGTGTAAATACGGGACAAGTAGATGAAACAGACATTGCTATCTTGCGCGGCGAGTGGGAGGAAAAAAATTCGTGGTTTTTTAACCCTACTGATCCAAGGGTTGCGGCTGCACATTCAGCTTATAATTTGGCTACGGCTAGAGGCCTTGGCCCCGTCGATGCTTTTAAAGCTGTTGACGAAAGGATAGCTGAAATGGGGGGTGGATCGCCTCGGATCAATCAAAAGAGAAACCTGCCGGGTGATACTACTTCTGGCGGTGGGGGTGGAGGCAAAACCCCTAAGAATCGTAAGTTATCAATGTCTGATATTCACCCCAGCGAATTACCTTTAAGGTCGGCGTTCCCTGATGGTGAAGAAGGCACTAAAATATTTTTAACCTCTGTAGAAAACATGAGAAAAGGTGCATAAAATGACTGAAGAAAATAGTTTAATTCCAGCCTATGAAGGCGACAAATCAACGGTTAAAACTACTGCTAAGAAAACTGCTAAGAAGCCAATGCAGGCTAAGAAGACGCCTAGCCCTAAGCCTAAAGCACCCCCTCAAAAACCCCGTGTACCAATGCATCAATCAAGCGGTGAAGGTGTTCCGGCTGAAGCTAGGGATAAAGATTTTCATTATCGGTGGTGCGCTGATTATGGAAAAGGTAAGATTCAAAGATATCTCGATGCTGGCTATGATTACGTATATCACGAAGGCACAACCGACAAAATCATTAAGCCAGGTGGTCATAAACGCTACTTGATGCGCATACCTATGGATTTGTATTTAGAGGATCAGCTTGCAAAACAACAAAAAGTGATTGATACTAACGAAAAAGTCAGAGAAGAGAACGCGCCTAAGACAAATAGCGCGGTTCCCGAATATGTTCCGAAAGGTCAAGAAAGCGTAATAGCTAAAGACGGCCTTTCATAAACCCAGCCAGCGAGCTGGGCTGTTAGTTGAGGGTAAAGCCCTTCGCGCCGATAGTTAGAAGACTGTTTAGGGTGGGAAAATGGAAACGGTGGATAAATTGAGAAATCAATTTACCTGCATGTATTTTGTTTTTTTACTTTAAATTTTAACTATAGGAGTGTTTATTATGTCAGGCGCAAGCTTAGTCAAAACACAAGGCGCAAGCGGCTATACTGGTAAGGTTACGACTTACGATATTGCCTCAGCGCATGCCTCCCTATTAGCTCAAGGTGATTTTGTAACCATCACAGGCACAGCTACTGCTGCAACTGGTGTTGCTCAAGTGGATGCTTCAGCCGCTGCTGGTCTTATTACCGGAGTTATTACGGGATTCGCCCCAAATATTTCTAACCTTGAACAGAAAGGCTTACCCGCTTCTCAAGCTGGTAGCGTATTGGTTCAGGTTGATCCAGACGCATTGTATGAAATTGATATTAGCGCACAGGCTTTGACTGTTGCTGATGTTGGTTCAAATGCGGATATCGCCGCAACAGCAGCGACTCAATCTGGTAATTTGGTTTCCTCAAACATGACGATCGATGGTTCTACTGTTGCGGGCGCTGGCGCGACTGCTCAGCTTCGAATTGTTGGCTTAGTTCCTCCTACTGATGGCACTGTCATCGGTGCGATTGGTAATAAAGCCCTCATTCGAATTAACGAATCGACTGTTAAAGGCGTAGTAGGAGTATAATCATGAGCACAGGTGTAATTAGCACTGGCAACACGGCCAGAATGCTCCAAGAAGGCTTAAGGTCTGTTTGGGGTGGTGAGTATAATTCTCACGATAAACAATATGATAAAATCTATGATGAGTTTGATAGTCGTAAAGCTTTTGAGCAGGATCAACAATGGGAAGGTTTTTCATTGGCCCCGGTCAAGCCTGAAGGTGATTCGGTTGCTTACGATAGTCAGACTGAGGGAATTTCTCCCAAGTATTTAAACCTTACTTATGCGAAGGGTTTTATCGTCACTGAAGAAGCTCGCGAAGATAACCTTTACGGTGTCTTTAATCGCAAAGCTGGCGCGCTAGCTTTCTCAATGAACCAGACAAAAGAAGTTGTAGGCGCTAACGTGCTAAATAACGGCTTTAATGCTGCGTTCACTATGACGGACGGTGATGGTTTATCTTTATTCAATGTGGCCCACCCAAATGGCCCGACTGATAGCGGAACGTATTCTAACCGTTTGACGATTGATTCAGATTTAACCGAAACAGCGTTAGAGGACATGTTGATTCAAATCAACGAAGCGACTGACACCCGTGGTCTTCGTATTGCATTGCAGGGTATGCGTTTAGTTATCCCGCCTTCGCTTATGTTTGAGGCAGAGAGAATATTAGGCTCTACTTTGCAGAATGACACAGGCAACAATGCAGTTAATGCGATAAAAACTATGCAATCTCTTGGTGGTGGCTTTAATGTTAATAACTTCTTGACTGATGCCGATGCTTGGTTTGTAAAAACTAATGTTCGAGATGGCATGAAGTATTACACGCGTAGAGCTGCTAAGTTTGAGCAAGATATGGATTTCGGTACTAGCAACATGGCATTTAAGTCTTCTGAACGTTATTCGTTTGGTTGGACTGATGGCCGTGGCATGTACGGCACTCCAGGCTCATAACCTCGATGGATTAAGGGGACTTTAGTCCCCTTTTTCTTATTAACTTTTTCATAGGAGAGTTGAAATGGCTCGAACTAATTATACAAAATTATATGTGGGCACAGACTATTCTACTGCTGAACAAACAACTGCTGATATCGAAGGCAGCGTTATGAGGGCAAAGCCTATGACTACCACGCAGAGGGACGCCATTACTGATCCAGAAGCGGGTATGTTTATTTTCAACAGTACAACTAACGTTTTAAATTTTTATAACGGCACTGTTTGGGGTGCGGTTTAATCAAGGGGTAGAGCATGATACCTAAGAGAATAACAGTAGCTGATGCTACTATTAGCGACTGGATTCCGCTTAATCGACGCTCGCGAGATCATACGGGGGTAACTGTGGATCCTCATACCAGTGCGGCTGGTTCATATACTGTTAATTACACCCAGAGCGCAATTAATCGCAAAGGCGCGGTGTCTGCGCTTTCTCGTTCTGGAACTACTTTAACAATCACGTTACCTAATCATGGTTTAAGCACAAGTGATGACATTGCTATTCAATCGAGAGATTATAACGGTGTTTTTACTGTCGCCTCCGTGACTAATGACAATGTTTTTACAATCACTGTACCCGCGTCCGGTGAATCAATTACTGGGTTTGTTCAGCCAATTATTGTGTCCACATTGACAGGATTCAGCTCGGTAACTGGTCAAACTGACGGTCAAATTGATGCTTCAGTAATAGCAATTCGATTAGATTGCACAACCTCAACGGGTGGTCCTCACGATTTATTAATTGATCAGTATTAGGGTGATTTATGCCTCAGATAAATGACCTACCTTTTACAGTTTATACCAATCTATCAGTTGATAGGCTTCTTATTGACGGGGTTCCAATAGGTCCATCGCTTCCACCTGGGGGGCCTAATTTCTCTTTGCAGTTTAATAACGGTTCTGGCGGTTTTGGCGGTAGTAGTGATGCTGTTTGGGATGATGTTTTAAAGGAGTTAGATATCAATGGAAGCATTATTTCCAATGATATTAACGGCGTAGCTTTAACGAATGGCGGAATCGTTACTAATGTGTTACGTGAAAATGGAACTTATAGCGCGCTGGCATGGGGTGAGATTTCAGGAACTTTATCTAATCAATCTGATTTACAGTTAGCACTAGACGCTAAAAAAAATGATTTCTTTGAAAATACAGCTTTTAATAAAAACTTTGGCACTAGCGCTGGCACGGTTTTAGAGGGTAACACTGTTTTAGGTGGTGCTGTTGATAGCGTTACGGGTGACGGTGTTGGTGGTACGGCTGTTGATGTTGTGATGAGCTTTCCCGCTCCCAGTGATATTGGCTTGGGCAACGTAGACAATACAAGCGATGCTAATAAACCAGTAAGCACAGCCCAGCAAACCGCTTTAAATCTAAAGCTGAATTTATCAGGCGGCGCAATGACTGGCCCAGTCACAAGCGTTAGTAGTTGGACAGGAACATCTTTTAATGGTGTAGCTTTAACAACTGGAGGCTCTGTAAATGATTCTCTTAGAGCTGATGGCACATATCAAACAATTAGCGCAGGAAGTAAAACACTTCAACAA